GTGCCATGTGTGGCGCAGTGGCAACACATTGCTAAACGTGTTACCTTTCGGCAACAGCCACGCCGCAGAGGACGCAAAGATGAAATTCCCACGTCTGTTTGGGCGCGCTGACGTGCCGAGCGTCAAAGAATCCGCAGCCGCATACACGCATGTCATGACCCCAGGTCAACCTGTGTGGTCTCCGCGCGACTATGCGGCGTTCGCGGATGAGGCATACCGGCGCAACGTCATCGCCTATCAGGCCGTCAATCGCATCTGTGACGCGGTGGCGTCGGTGCGGTGGCTGGCGTTCCGGGGTGAGCAGGAGCTTATCGCGCACCCGCTGTTGGAGCTGATCGCGCAGCCAAACCCTATGCAAAGCGGGGCCGAGTATATCCGCGCCAAGGTTGGCTATTACCTGTTGGCGGGCAACGGCTACGAGGAGCGCGTCACTGTCGCAGGGCAGGCCCGCGAGCTTTACCAGCTTCGCCCGGACCGTATGCAAATTATCCCTGCGGCCAATGGCTTGCCGGAATACTATTGCTACAAGGTCGGCGGCAAAAAGGTCATCTTTGCGCGCTCGCCGAGCGGGGCTTTTGACTTACGCCACATGAAAGCGTTTAACCCGATCAACGATTGGTATGGCCAAAGCCCTGTAGAATCCGGCGCCTACGCTGTTGACCAGCACAACGAGGCGATGAAATATATGCAGGCGCTGCTTCAAAACAGCGCTCGCCCATCCGGCGCGCTCGTGGCAAGCGGTGACACGGTGCTAGGCGACGATGCGTTCCAGCGACTCAAAGCCGAGGTGCAAGACCAGTATTCGGGGTCGCACAACGCAGGACGCCCGATGATCTTGGAGGGCGGGCTGACGTGGCACGAAATGGGTTTAAGCCCGACCGACATGGGTATCCAAGAGGCCAAGAATAGCGCGGCGCGCGACATTGCGTTGGCCTTCGGCGTGCCCCCTCAGATGCTCGGCATCCCCGGCGACAACACGTATTCAAATTATAAAGAGGCGCGGCTTGCGTTTTGGGAAGACACGGTTATTCCGCTCGTTGACCTAATCGCGCAGGATTGGAGCGCATGGCTCGGCAAGCCACAGGGAATCCAGATTAAAGCGGACTATGACCAAGTGCCCGCCATCGTTGATAAGCGGAGCGCGCTTTGGGAAATGGCGAACGCGTCCGACGATTTGACGATTAACGAGCGGCGCGAGATGAAAGGCTACGACCCGATTGAAGGCGGCGACGTTGTGCTTGTGCAGTCCTCGCAAATCAGCCTGAGCATGGCAAGCGAGCCGATCCTGACTGAAGACATATCCCCGGCCCTCGCCAAGGCGCTGGCATATGGACACGACGTCAAATGACGCTCGCCACCGGCAACACGCGCGCTCAGGAATTGCGAGCGCAAGGCCTATTGCTTGACCGCCTGTCAGGTAAATTCGAGCGGCGGATGCGACGCGAAATTAGCGCCTCAATGCGCGAGATGCTCGCGTTTTGGGAGATTACCGGCGAAGTGCCAGCGGCGCGTGACCACGTCGAGCGGGTCGAAGCGCTCTATGCGTCAATGGCGGGCGAAAGCATTCTGGCGTTTTCGCAGCGCATTAACCGCGTCGCCAAGGCGGGCGCAGGTCCAACCGAGCGCAAGGATTTCGCGGCGATCATGCGCACGTTTGCGTTGCGATACGTCGCGTCGGAGGCGATCCGGCAGCGCATCACTTACGTCTCCGAGACCACGCGCGCCAGCATCGTTGACGGCGTGCGGCGCGGCTATGAGGACGGGCTAGGTCAGGCCGGGATCGGCGCGCGCATCCTTGAGAATGTCCCGAGCCTAAGCATTGGACGGGCCAACCTTATCGCGCGCACCGAAACCCACGGCGCAGCCAATGCGGGCGCAGACGCCGCCATCCGCGAGGAGGGCCTTGAGTATCGGCGCGAGTGGATGGCGGGCAGCGATGCGCGGACCCGCGACAGCCACAGGCGCGCGGACGGTCAGGACGTCGGCGCGGATGAGCCGTTTAGCGTTGGCGGGACGCGGCTTATGTATCCAGGCGATCCGGGAGGGAGGGCTTCGGAGGTGATAAATTGCCGATGCTCCGTCGCGTTTGTGATAGTCTAGCCACAGTGTTGCAAACATGCTACAGTTAGCCAACACGCAATGAGGGCCGATAAATGCAAACGAAACATTCGCCCGCGCTTATCAAGGCAATGCCGGACTCAGACGGGACGTTTGAGGGGTATGCCTCGGTTTTCGGCGTGGTCGATCAAGGCCTAGACGTGGTTGCGCCGGGTGCTTTCCGGGCGTCGCTGAGCACGGGCCGCAAGGTCAAAATGCTTTGGCAGCACGATACATCCAAGGTAATCGGCGTTTATGAGTCGATTGCTGAGGATGATTACGGCCTGAAGGTCAAGGGCCGTCTCCTCGCCGACGTCAAGCAAGGCGCAGAGGCGTTGATCCTGCTGCGCGCCGGGGCCATCGACTCCATGTCGATCGGCTATCGCGTGCGCGAGGCTGAGGCGGATGGCCGAGTGCGCCGCCTGACGGCAATCGACCTCATGGAGATTTCGCTCGTCACGTTCCCGATGTTGCCTGATGCGCTAGTCACGGCAGTCAAGGGAATCGAGACTGAGCGGCAATTCGAACGGTTTCTGCGGGATGCAGGATACTCAAAAGCAGACGCCACGGCGATCACATCGCTTGGCTTCAAGGGCTACCTCTCCCGGCGGGATGCTGCGGCGGATGATGGCAAGGCTGAGGACGCGGCACGCGCCGACCTCGCAAAACTCCTTCAATCTTTCGGGAAAGCATTCCAATGACCGACGAAATCAAGGGCGTTGCGGACGCCATCAAGGCGATCCACACCGGGTTTGACGCCTACAAGCAGGCGAACGACGAACGGCTTAAGCAGATCGAAGCCAAGGGCAGCGCCGACCCGCTGACCGAGGCGAAGCTGGCCAAGATGGAAGCCGCCATCACCGCCGCTCAGGCCGTTGCAGACGAGGCCGTGCTGGCGTCCAAGCGCGCCTCCCGTGTCGTGGTTGACGATCAGGGCAACCCCATCGACGTTGACGCGGCGATGGAGGCAAAGGCCGCTTCGTGGCGCCGTCATGCCGGTGGCTTTGTCGGCGAGATGCAGGCGCGTCAGATGACCGGCGAAAGCCTCAAGAGCTATACTGAAATTATGGAAGGCTATTTCCGGAAAGGCCCGGACAGCCTCGACCACGACGAGCGCAAGGCCCTGTCTGTCGGCGGCGACGCGACTGGCGGCTACACCGTCAACCCGGATATGTCGGGCGCAATCGTTACGAAGATTTTTGAAACCTCGCCGATGCGCGCCTATGCGGCGGTGCAGGTTATCAGCAAAGACGCGCTCGAAGGCCTCTTTGATCTCAACGAAGTTGGCTATGGTTGGGTCGCCGAGACCGCCGCGCGCCCCGTCACCAGCACGCCGAATTTCGGGGCGTGGCGCATCGCCGTGCACGAGATGTATGCGAATCCGAGCGCCACGCAGCAGATGCTTGACGATCCCGAAATCAATATCGAGCAGTGGCTTGCTGGCAAGGTCGCGGATCGCTTTGCGCGCGCTGAGGCCGAGTCGTTTGTCACAGGCGATGGGGTCGGTCAGCCGCGTGGGTTCCTCACCTATCCGGCTGGCACGACCAACCCAGGTCAGATTCCGGTCACGAACAGCGGCGTGAACGGCGAGCTTGCGGCGGCTCCGAACGGCGGCGACGTGTTGCTGACCGCGCTTTACAACCTCAAGGGCGCGTATCGCTTGAACGCCACGTGGTTCATGAACCGCGCAACCACGGCGCTCCTGCGCAAGGCCAAGGATTCGGACGGCGCTTACCTGTGGCAGCCGGGCATTGGGGCCGGGCAGCCTGACACGCTGCTCGGCTATCCGGTCGCCTCGTTCGAAGATATGCCCGATCCGGCGACCGGCTCGCTTTCCATTGCGGTTGGTGATATGCGGTCGGCTTATCAGATCGTTGACCGCGTGGGCATTCGCACGCTGCGAGACCCGTTCTCCGCCAAGCCGTTTGTTGAGTTCTACTCGACCAAACGGGTCGGCGGGGCCGTCATCAACTTCGAGGCCTTGCAGCTTATCAAGTTCGCCTCCTAACGACTTTTCCGGGGGCGGCAATCGCGCCGCCCTTGGGCCACGCAACCCCATATAAGGAGTCTCGCCATGCGCGATCTTATCTCTAACGTCCAACGCGTTCACCTCGGATCGTTGACCATGAGCGGCACCGGCACGCTCCTTTCCGCCTATGTTGACACGCTGGGGTTCGACGGGGCGACCATTGAGCTTGTCTGCAACGTCGTCACCGATGCGGGCGCTGCGGGCGGGTTTACGGCCACCCTGCAAGAGTCCGCCGATACTGCGGGCGCCTCGGCGACCACGGTTGCGGCGGGCGGAACCGTTGGCGGCGTCAACACCATTGCCGTCACCAGCGACGACGCGGACCACAGCATCGCGGGCGCAATCGGCTATCGCGGCGGCAAGCGGTATCTCGGCCTCACGATCACCGGCACCACCGGCAGCGACGCGGTTGTGACGGTCATGGCGACGCTCGGCAAGCCGCACCGCGCTCCGACAACCTACGTCGGCACCAAAGTCGCCCGCACCTGAGCTTTGACGTGGGGCGGCGGTCAGCGCGATTGCCGCCCCATCCCTGAGCACAGGAGGCTACGCCATGCGCGCAAAGATTATCCAGCCAGGCGGTTACGAGTGTATGCCCAACGGCTACGCCAAGCAGGCGTTCGCCGAGGGGGATATCGTTGACGGCTACGTCGCAGAGTGGGCCGTCCTTGACGGCGCGGCATATGAGGTCAAGATCGCGACCCCGCCCGAGACAATGTTGCATGTGCCGCAGCGCGGGAGGAAGCGCAAGTGAGCCTCCGCCCTATCGCCCGGCATTATCAGCAAGAGGGCTATACCCTCGTCACCGGCCCGGCGTCTGAGCCTGTGACGGCTGACGACCTGCGGGCGCAGCTTAACGGCGTGACCGATACCGACGCCTATCTTGAGGGCTTGATCGCCGAGGCGCGCGAAGAGGTCGAATACGCATCGGGCCTCGCGCTTATCTCGCAGACGTGGCGGCTAACGATTGATTGCTGGCCCGGATACAAAGAACAATGGTGGGACGGCGTGCGCGAGGGCCATCGTGGCAGCCTTAGCATGGGCATGGCATACGGCGGCGCGCCGTTCGTGGCCCTGCGCCGTATGCCGCTGGCGTCTATCACGTCGGTCACGGTTTACGGCGAGGATAGCGTGGCCACGGCGGTAGATGTGGCCGCGACGTTTGACGTTGACACCGCGCAAAAGCCGGGCCGTCTTGCGCTCAAGTCCGGCGCAGCTTGGCCGGTCGCACTGCGCGCCGTCAACGCAATCGAGATCGTGCACGTCTCCGGCTATGGCGATGCGGCAAGCGATGTGCCGCGCCCAATCAAGCGCGCAGTGCGCCAGCTTGCGGCATACGCCTACGGGCATCGGGGCGACGGCTGCGACATGGGCAGCGCTTACCACGCAAGCGGCGCGGCTGAGATTGTCTCGCGCTATCGCAACGTGAGAATCTGATGGGCTTGTGTTGCGACTATTCCAGCGGCATCCTGCGCGAGGCGGTGACGTTTCAGCGTGAGACCGCTACGGCTGGCGTGGCTGGCACGTTCACCAAAGCGTGGGCAACCGTCTCAGGCGCTCCAACGCGGGCGCATGTGCGGGGCCTGTCCGGGCGTGAGGAGCGCACGGGCGACCGCACCGACGCTGTGGCGAGGCTTCGCGTTGTCGTGCGGTATAGCGCTGCGCTGCGCGAGGGCGACAGGGTGCTAATCCGCACGCGCGCGCACAACATCACGCGGATTGATAATGTTGAGTTTCGGGACCAATGGTTAGAGATTGACGCGGAAGCGGGGGTGGCGACGTGAGCGTGAGCGGGGCCGATGATCTTGAGCGCTGGCTTGGAGAATACGAGCGCAAGCTGCGTGCAAACGTGCGCCGCGAAATCACCAAGACCGCGCTGAAGGTCAATGCGAGGGTTAAGCGCGCCATCCTTCAAGGCCCCAAGACGGGGCGCGTGCAAACCCGCGCGCCAGGCCAGAACCTCAGCCGCACGCATCAATCGTCGGCAGCGGGCGAGGCACCGGCAAACGACACCGGCACGCTTGCCTCATCGATCTACTATTCTCGCCCGTCGCCTGACACCGCGCAGATCGGCAGCCGCCTTTACTACGCCTATGAATTGGAGTTTGGGCGTCAAGGTTTGCAGCCGCGCCCATCTTGGCGACCCGCGACCGATGCAGAGCGCGGGCCGTTTGAGGAGGCGATCCGCGAAGCCATGAGGAGGGCCGCAGAATGATCCCCTTTGCCGTTCGCACCGCGTTTTATAACCTCCTAAACGTCACGGGCGTGACGTCGCAGCTATCGACGGCTTACGGTGTGCCCGCGATATTTTGGGAGCAAGCGCCTCAGGTCTCGGACCCGTCAAGCGACGCGGGGTTCCCCTACATCACATGTCTGCAAGTTAGCGACCCGGGGTTCAGCACTAAGGACGCCACCGGCACGTCCGCCCTCATCCAGGTTGACGTATGGTCACGCTTGCAGACGGGAGAATGCGAGGCCGTGGCGCAGGCCTGTTTCACCGCGCTTGACCGCGCCGACATCGTGGCAACCTTGCCCAGCTTTGTTCGGCTGGACTGCGAGGGCATGGCATTCTCCCGCGACCCTGATGGCATTACGCGCCGCGCGCTCATGACGTTTCGGCTTGTGGCATTACCGTAACACCTGTGGTATGATTGCAACAGCACATCCCATAGGAGGCCAATATGGCAGCTTCAAGCGGGCGCACGGGCGTCAGAATTTCGTTGGGCGACGCCGCTTCGGCTGTCGTCATCGCTGGCGCGCGCGTGGATACGTTCACCGTCGGAAATGAGCCGATTGACATTACGAGCAAGGATAGCGCGGGCGTTCGCACGCTCTTGGCAGACTTCGGGGTGCGAACCATCGACCTGAGCGTCGAGGGCGTCATGGTCGGCGACACGTTGCTTGCTGCGGCCACGGGCAACGCGGCTGCGGTGCTGGATGAATATGTGATCGACTTCGCCAGCGGTGCGACGCTCGTGGCGAATTTCTTCATCACCTCGTTTGAGGTTGGCGGAGCGCACGACGGCGAAACCACGTTCTCCGCATCGTTCCAGTCGAGCGGCCCGTTCACCTTCACGGCAGCCTGATGGGTGGCGTGTTTCGTGAGATCGTGATGGAGTGGGGCGGCGTTGATATTATTGTCACGCCGTCCAATAAGCTGCTTCGGCGCATCGAGGCGCAGGGCGTGTCGCCGATGATGGTGGCGCAGTCCTTCAATTCGCAAGTCCCAAACATGAGCGGCATGGCTTTCGTCGCCGCTGAAATGCTGAAATCGGGCGGAGCCGTGACCGACGAGGATGAGGTCTATTGCGCGATGCTGACCGACCCGGCGGCGATGGGACGGTTCGCAACGGCCATCGCCGCGGCGGTTCTACCGTCACCGGCAGACGCAAAAAATCCCGAAGCCCCGGCGGCAAAGCCAACGAGCAAGCCGAAGCCGAAGGCGCGCCGACCGAGGGCATAAACTGGGACACGATGTTCCTGGTCGCGCGCGGCTGGGGGATAAGCCCGGATCAGTTTTGGGAAATGACAATCAGCGAGTGGCTTTGCGAATACGAGTGGAAGCGGCCACGCCAAGAGGGCGACTATGCAGGCAAGCTAACCCGAGGCGCGATTGACGACATAAAGGCAATGCTTCATGGTTTCGATTCCTGACATCCTCGTAAACATCGGCGCGAACATTGCACCGCTAAGCGAGGGTTTGAAAAAAGCGGGGGTTGCGGTCGCCGCGTTTGGGGCAACGGTCGGCGCGTTTGCAATTCAAAGCGCGGCGGCGGCTGTTGAGATGCAGGACCTCGCCAACGCGGCGGGCGCGAGCTTGCGCGAGTTTCAGCGCGCCGCCGCTGGCGCTCGGTCTCTTGGCATTGAAAACGAAAAGCTGTCGGACATTTTCCGAGACGTTAACGACAAAATCGGCGATTTTACAGCGACCGGCGGCGGCGAGCTTAAAGACTTCTTTGAGAAAATCGCGCCGCAGGTTGGGGTGACGGCGGATCAATTTAAGAACCTTTCAGGCCCGCAATCGTTGCAGCTATTCGTCAGCACGCTTGAAAAGGCCAACGTGTCATCTAAGGAAATGACGTTTTACCTTGAGGCAATTGCTTCGGATGCGTCGCTTCTAACGCCACTCCTAAAAAACAACGGCGCGGAGTTTGCGCGCCTGGGGGATCAGGTTGAGCGCTACGGCCTTGCGAGCGAGGACACGGCGGCAAGCGGGCGCGAATTTCGTGCGGCGATGGCGCAGCTTGGAAGCGCGGTCTCGGCTGTTGGCGTGGCCTTGGTTGATAGCGGGATGATTGACGCAATGGCGGCGTTTATCAAGCACGTTGCGGACTTCATCGGCCTAACTGCTGCGCCCTTTGTGGCCGACCTAGCGTTTGCAATGTTCGGGGTTTCGCGCGCTGCGGATGACGTGGTGCGCGCAATGGGCGATGAAATTCGCCAGACCACGGAATTAAACAAGGCGCTGAACAGCGGCATTACTATGTCTGTTGAGGCGGCGCGTCAGAAACTAATTGAGGCGCGATCTCGCCTTGAAAACGTGCAAGCGATGATTGCAGAGCAAAAGACTATCGCGCTTTCTGGCGAGTCTTTTGCGTCTCTAACAAAACAGATTAAGGATTCGCAAAGTGCCGAGGCTGTGCTGCGCGGCGGGCTTCAGGGGTCGTCAAGACTATTATCATCGGCCTATGAGGCGCAGTCGCAGCTTACCGCCGACCTGCTTAATAAGCGCCAGGCCCTTTTAGAAACCGACACGCGCCTTGCGGCGGCACAGGCGGAAGCGGCGGAAAGCGTAAACCTCTTAACCAACGCGCTTGCGGCGCAGCGTGACGGCATGGTCACGACAGGCGGCGGCACGGGCATCACGCCGACCGATCCGGCGGCGGGTGGTGAAGCCCCTGAAATCGGCGGCACGTTCTCAACCACGAACACAGCCACAACGCCCGACCAAATTGGCGAGGGCATGGCGCTACGGCTGGAGGCTCTAAAGGCGGGCTTTGACGCTGAAAACGCTTTCACGGATCAATACTATCTCACAAGCGAAGCCGCGGCCAAGGCGCACGAGGACAAGCTCGCAGCGACACGCGCCGCTGGTCAAAGCACAGCGATCACGCAAGCGGCAAAGACGGCCAGCGGGATGCTTGGCGCTATGGCCACGCTGTTTAACGGGTCCAAGCCAATCGCGGTAGCGCAGGCGTTGGTCAACACCTTCCTCGGCGTGACGGAGGCGCTGAAGCTACCATTCCCCCAAAACATCGCGGCGGCGGCTGTCGTGGCGGCGCAGGGCATGGCGGCGATCAAAACCATTATGAGCGCATCGCCAAGCGGCGGCGGCGCAGCGACAGGCAGCGCGGCGGCATCGGGCGCGGCAACGGCTGCAAAGAAAGAACCTGACCGCACGCAAACGTTTAGCTTCAACATCCAGAACGATTCCATGGGCTTCGGCGAATCGTTCGCGCGCCAGATGGTGGAGCAACTTAACAACGCGCAACGCAACGGCGGGACAATTCGCGGGGTCATCGCATGACGCTCTCAACCACGGGCTACACCCTCGGCAGCAATGAGCCACTGACCAACGCGCGCATTCTCTACAGCACCGTCACCGGCGCGGTCACGGGCAGCGGAGCGACGCCGGAGCTTGCGGCAAACGACTACACGTTCCAACGGTGGGTTCCGGGCACCGGCGCGGTTTCGTGGCTGTTGACGCTTGGCGCGGCGGCGAACATTGACACTGTGTTTATCGCGGCGCATTCCCTCAGTGGCAAGGCGGTTGTGATCGCCACAAGCCCTGACCTTGCGGCGGGCTTTACGGATCACGCGACAATCTCGCCAACGGACAACGGCACGATTGCCGCCATGATCTCCGACGGATCGGGCAACCCCATTTCGACGCGCCGTCTTCGCATTTCGGTCGATGATGGCGATGATGTGACGGTTGGCATTATCCGCGCGGGCGTGGCGCTGCAACTGACGCAGGCATTTTACGCGGGGCATACGCCAACATCTATCAACCGCGTCACGCAGGCTAAGCAGCAATTCAGCGAGACCGGGCAATGGCTGGGGCGGCAGCTTATGCGCCAAGCGGTGACAGGCTC